CGCAACTCTTTGTCTTCCGGTGTCCCTTGGAACGCCGTCACGTTGCCAGGGTACAAATTCAGCGTCTGCGTGTCGTATTCACAATAAAAATACTCAGCAATACGGATCGTGTCCGTATTTAACCACTGGCTCAGGTTCTGATCCCCTACACCCAGCGTCTCTAGCGTAGAAAGTGGTGATGCGTTAGGAAATAACCGCGCGTATTCGGATTTAGACAAGTCTTCGGTGATAAAACACCACTCGGCATCACTGCCACACGGGTCCTGAATTAACGGGTCCATGTAGACCGAGAAGCTATTGCGAACCCGCGCGATCTTGATGTCTTGGTCAAACGTATCGTCGTCGCAATACTCGGTCAGAACCCGAATATAACCCTCGCCATACGCAACCTGGTTCTCGCAGGCCGTATCGTAAGCCACATCCGCATCCGAGATGTACTCGATATGCCGGATCATGCCGTTGAAAATCTCAGCGACCTCAACATCCGCGTTGTCATCTACGGGGATGACCTTGACGCTAGGCCGGTTCTGGCGCTGATCGTTGGTAATCTGGTGTACGTGCTGCGGCAGCTTGTTAATTGTCAAGCATGGCCGCGCATTGATTGTCTGACCCTGCACCGCACCACGGGTCGCAAGCACATCGGCAGGCCATTGCCATTGGTTATCAGGGCTACCAGCGTAAAACCGCAGGTCGTCTAGCTCATCTTCCCGACTTTCCGAATACGCCGAAATTGCCATCGACAGGCGATCTCGTGCCGTGGACAGGACATCCGAGTCGCTTTTGAGTGGCTTACCACCCAGTGCGACGTTGCCAACAGCGTTTATTCCGGTGTAATCAGATGCCATTAACACTTCCAGCGTTTAAGTGACGCCTTGGCCCGCTCTGCATCGCCAGAAGCATGGGCTACAACCCCTTCCATTCTAGCGCAGAAACTAGACTTCCTGCCTTTATCGGCTTCCGTCTTGGGATTAGGCGCTGGCGCTTTTAAATGACTACCAGTCTCACGATTGTACTTCTCACGCCCTTTCTCGGTCAGGCCCGCGCCCTGCTTAACTGGCAACTTCTCACCGCGCCCAACCGATAAAGATACGCCTTTCTTCATTTCTTTTTGGCAGTCTTGGCCGACTCTTTAAAGTCTTTGGCCGTTGGCGCATTTTTGCTGCCAACCTTGTTCATCTTTTCGCCAGAACCCGCTTTGATACGTTCCTGTTTCGCATGAATATTGGCGTACAGACCTGGCTTACTCATTTCTTTGCCGCCGCACGTTTGGTTGCATATGCAATTGCAACTGCTTGCTTAACCGGCTTACCGGCTTTTACTTCAGTCTTAATGTTTTCTTTGAACGCTTTTGGCGTGGCAGATTTTTTGAGCATTATGATCCCATCCAAGATCCAGACATTGTAGACCCACCAGCCTTTAACGTCCTAGGCGGCTCTTTGTATTCTCGATGCGCTACAGGGTAAGCAAACGTCACGGCCAATGCGTCAGCCGCATCTGGACTCGCCAATCCCCTAGCCTTCATCTCCTTCTTTCCTTCCAAGAAGATCGTCCCCGCGCTATTAGGCTTTTTCATCGGGCCAACCAGATCAGCCTTTAACTGCCGATCCTTTGGAATGCTCGCAGACCTTAACCAGTCCCGCATCGCACCCCACATCTCTGCCCGCTTATTGCCCCACATCACAGGGTTTTTGGCCTTCCAACCAAAATTGACCCCTCGCACCTTATACCGTTGTTCTGTTAATCGGTCAAGTATTCCATACCCCAAACCACCCTCGTCAATGACCGTCAACGTCGGTTTGTACTCCTCAATCGCGTCAATGACATTCCCAACCGTCGTCATCGTATCGTCGCCCCTAAACCGCTTTATCGCAACAATGTCGCGGCCCTGCCTAACCAAAATTACCGTTGAATCTAATCCCCCTCGCGCCGGATCAACCCCAATGACAATCGGCGCGGTTGTATCCTTGTACTTCTCCCGCTCCATCGCATCATCAACCAGTCGCGGTCCAATGAACTGGTCGTCCCCACTAGCTGGAAACTCCCCGTATACCTCCACCCGCGCCTGAGCAGAATCCTCCCCATACTCGGCAATGATCTGCTCATACGTATTCTTGTCCGTCCCCTCAACCTGCCTGGCATCAATCTGCCGGCCCTTCCAAAAATCCCGCTTGCCATGAAATGTCTCAAAGAAATACCCACTATTTCTCCTCGGATTACTAAACGCAAACCAATACCGATCTAGAATGTTTTCTGTAAAGAACCCAGCACCCACCGCCCAGATCGGGTCCGGTATCCCGCTGGCCTCGTCAAAGATCAACATCATCCCGTCGTGGTTGTGCACCCCAGCATAGGCGTCGGGGTTCTCTTCACTCCACAACTTACCCTCTGCCGCCCAGTAGCGCGTCCCCTTCTTCAAATCCCGCTCAACCAATTCCGTTAACCACGCCGCCGGAACAATCTTTGTCGCGCTGATCTCCCACCAATGGCTGTTGATGATCATCGCCTGCCATTTGGTCAACTCGCCCCAGGTCACCGACCGTAGCTGGCTCTCTGAGTTTGCTGACACGATTACCGTCGAGCCGATCCGCGTTGACAACATCCACAGAATCAACCAACTCACCAGCGCAGACTTGCCAATACCACGGCCACTAGACACCGCCTCGCGCAGCGTCTGCATATTCACTTGCCCCTGGTTGTCTTTAATGTGCTTGGCGATGTCCCTCAGAATCTCCCGCTGCCACTTCCTCGGCCCACTAAACTTTGCCAACGGCGTGTTTTCTTGTCCCCACGGAAACGCAAACAACACGAACGCCTCCGGGTTGTCAGCAACCGATGGCGACCATAACTTGGTCATCAGGATTTGTTCGTCTTCGGCGCTGTACTTGGTTTTTTGCATTTTTCAAAAAATAAAAAAAAATTTGCGCGGGGGTACCGTTACCGTGACCGGTCGCCCGCCGGCCCTCCCCCGCCCCCTCGCCGCGTGGCCGGACCCGCTGCCGGACCTGCCGGTGCTCGAAGAATCGCGGCTAAGTAGTTGATTTCATTGGCCTTTTACCTCAACGCGGTCAACCGTAACGGCGTCCGTAACAAGCGTAACGGGGTCTGTTACGGTCAGTAACGGCGTATCCATCTCGATGATCTCAGCCTCGATCAAGCGTGCCTGCGCCTGGGCGAGCGCATCGGTGATGGAGATGTTGCCGCTCAGTTCGATCTGGCGCGGTGCTTCGGTCCAGCGCATCTGCGTCTTTGTCCACCAGATGAGCGACGCAACGTCGCCTGCCATCGCCTTTTGGAACAGCGTCTTGCCGATCCCGGCGTGAGCCTTGGCGCGGCCTTGCTCAAGGTTCTCCTTGAACCGCTCGCGCAAAGTCGAGACGCCAATACCGCCGCGAATTAACGATGCGATGTGCGCTTCAGCAACGCCATAACCAGCCATTGCCTCGACTTGCTTGCGCTCTTCGTCCGTTGGTTCAAAGCGTGGGCGACCTCGACCTCTCGATTCTTCAATTTCTTGTTTTTGGTTATTCATGAACTTGCTTCTGTAACGTCTTGAATTCCCTACCACAAATTGAGTTGATTGCATTTTTTCCAGTGTATTCCTCCCATCGTTTGATTATCACATCGCAATACTTCGGGTCAAGTTCCATCACAAACGCTTTGCGCCCCATTTTCTCGCATCCGATCAATGTGCTGCCGCTTCCACCAAACAAGTCAAGTACAAAATTTGATGAAACTTTAAATCTGTCAAAAACCCATTCAATTAATGATATTGGCTTTTGAGTTGGATGAACTCTGTTTTTCTTTTCTGATGCCATTGTGAATTGGCGCACAACGCTTCTAAAGTTTGTCCACGCCAATTCGCAATCCGTTTGATCTGACTGCCCGTTGTTTTTGTCCCAAACAATCCAACATTCGCTGTCTGGGAGTGCGGAGCCGTAATAATTCGCCCCCCACCAGACATGGTTTGCGTCTGGATAAAGGCTAAAGGCCAGCAAAAACGAATCTTTCGCTGCGTCTGTGTTGTCATCTCCAAGAATGTCTTGCCCGTAATTTTTCTTTAGAACAGACGATTTTGTTACCGCGTTCATCCCATAAGGCGGGTCCGTAAACACCATGTCGGCCTTCTGCCCATCCATCAACTTCTCAACCGCGTCAATCGACGTAGAATCGCCGCACATCAGTCGGTGCTGTCCCAGTATCCAAACGTCGCCCAATCGCGTTGTAGGCTCTTCTGGGGCCTCTGGAACGGCATCCTCGTCCGTTAACCCAGGCTCAACCTCTAACGGCGTGAGCGCATTGATCTCATCAAGGGAAAAACCAGTCAAATCTAGGTTAAACCCTGTCTCGCCCAGTTCTTTAAGTTCAAGGGCCAGCATTGAATCATCCCAACCCGCGTTGAGGGCCAATTTGTTATCAGCCAGAACGTAGGCTCGCTTCTTTGCATCGCTCCACCCTCGCGCCACCATCACTGGGACTTCACGCATCCCCAGACGCTTCGCTGCCATCGTCCTACCGTGACCAGCAATGATTCCCCCATCCTCATCTACCAACACCGGGGTTGTCCAACCCCACTCGCGGATCGAAGCAGC